ATTTAGCAGAAAAAGTAGATATTTCTCATAAAAGAGTTGTTAAAACAGATTATATCCATAAGTTTGGTAGAAATCCAAGTGTGAGTGGTGCACCAGAAACTATTTGGATGCATGGTGGAGTTTATTCATATTTGACTTCTCCTTCTACTGTTTATGTTACAAGCAGTAGTGGTAATGATGCTGCTGCTGGTACAGGTGCAAGAACCGTTACAGTCCAAGGATTGGATGGAGACTATAACAATGTACAAGAAACATTAACAGTAGGCGGATCTGTTGGAACAGTAGAATTTTTAAGAGTGTTCCGAGCTTTTGTTGTCGAGTCAGGATCTGTTGGAACAAATGTTGGTGATGTGAGAGTTACAACTGGAGCTGGTGGAAGCGGAACAGTATTAGCAGATATTGGCACCATAGGAACTGGAACAACTTTTGGATTAGGGCAGACACAACTTGCTTTATATACAATTCCAGCACATTGTACTGGATATTTAACACGATGGAATAATGGAGTTGGAGCTTATAACTCTTCAGCAACCATAACACTTCTTACAAGACAAATTGAAGAAGTGACTAAAGCATTTAGAACAAGAGATATTATGGATGTTCCTGGTGGTTGGCATGTTCGAGATTACGAAATCCCAATTAGGTTACCACCAAAAACAGATGTAGAAATAAGAGCAATTGCCTCGACTGGTTCAAATGTTTCTTCATCTTTTGATATAGTATTAGTCACAGGACCAGGACAATGAATTTCTCAGAGTTTATAACAGAACAAAAGAATACACATATGACTCACATAGAGGATAAAGTTATCTATGGTGGAGTCAAAGGAACACGTGATGCAATTCTTGCTTTACGAATGTTGAGAGACACATTAGGTGGTGTGAAAGATGGAAACGTTACTGTTAAATGGGATGGTGCTCCTGCTATATTTGCTGGTACTGATCCTCGTGACGGAAAGTTTTTTGTCGCCAAAAAAGGTATCTTTAACAAAAACCCTAAAGTCTACAAAACTCCTGCTGATGTTGACGCTGATACTTCTGGTGATCTTAATGTTAAACTAAAAGCAGCATTAAAAGAATTGCCTGCATTGGGTATTAAAGGAATTATTCAAGGCGATTTCCTTTTCGGACCAGGTGATGTAAAGACACAAAAGATTAAAGGAAAGAAATATGTTACATTTCATCCAAATACTATCGTCTATGCGTTGCCAGCTGAGTCGGATGGAGCTCGCGATGTTAAGAAATCAAAAATTGGAATCGTGTGGCATACAGCCTATACGGGTGACTCCTTCGAGTCTCTCAAAGCTTCGTATGGAGTTGATGCCTCTAAGTTGCGACCAAGCCGAAATGTGTGGAGCCAAGACGCAACGCTTAGGGATATGACTCGTTATACTATGTCTAAAAAAGACACGGAGGAAGTTAATGGGTATTTGTCTCAAGCCGGAAAAATTTTCAATCAAATCAGTGGTACAACTCTTCGTCAGTTGGAAGCCAATGAAAAACTTGCTCAAATGGTGGAAACCTTCAATAACACCTTCGTCAGAAAAGGTGAGGTCGTGGGAAATACAACACAACATACAAATAACCTTATCAGATGGATCAACCAAAAATTTGACCGTGAACGAATGGCACGTAAATCGGCACGGGGACAAGCAGCAGTTGACCAAAGAAGAGAAGAAATCTTAAAGTTTTTTAGTCCTGCCAATAAAAAATCGCTAAAAATAATGTTCGATTTGCAAAAAGTTATCGTTTTAGCGAAATTAAAAATTATAAATATACTTAATAAACTAAACAATACGCAAACGTTTTTAAAAACAAAAAAAGGTTATCGTACAACAGGCCAAGAAGGTTACGTTGCAATAGATAAACTTGGTGGTGATGCGGTGAAAATAGTTGATAGGTTAGAATTTTCCTATGCCAACTTTTCACCAAACATTATAAAAGGATGGGATAAACCGGGGAGATAAAGATGCCAATAGGCTTTAAAGATTACATGTCCGTAGACAATAAACCGGGCGAAGATGATCAAATTAAATATAATGCTCAAAAGCGCAAACGTCAAGATGAAGCAACTATGGAAGGCATGTGTTGCAAAAATTGTGGCGATAAGTTTGGTCAACCAACAAAAGAAAATAATTGTCAATACGATGCGTATGATCCCAATGGTAAAAACTGGGTAAAAGAATATTCTGAAAAAACAGAGTGTCCAAAATGCAATGGTAAAGGTTGCGATCACTGTGATGGCGAAGGTTACCATGAAGCTCTCAATGTACAACAAAGATTAAAGCGTTCTCGTGCAATGAAGAAAGCGAAAGCTCGTATTGCAATGGGAAGACGTAGAGCTATGCGTAAAATGGCAGGTAAAGATAAACTTGTAAAACGTGCACGCAGAGCAGCCCGTACTGCAATCCTTAAGAAACTTACTCGTGATATTCCAAAGGGCGAATTAAATTTCGCACGTCGTCAGGAAATCGAAAAGCGTTTAGATAAAATGAAATCACGAATAGATAGATTGGCGACAAAGATGTTCCCAGCTATTCGTAAAGCAGAGGTTGCGAGGAAAAAAGGTTGAGTTTTAGTTCATTCAAGAACTTTTTAGTCGAAGAGGAAAAAACGGTCTACTTTACGTTTGGCCGCATGAATCCTCCTACGATTGGTCATGAGAAGTTATTAAACAGTCTTGCAATGAAGGCTGGAAAAAATCCATATAGAATTTTCTTATCACAGTCTGAGGACCCTAAAAAGAATCCACTTCCATATCAAATGAAAATTAAGAGTGCGAGAAAAATGTTTCCAAAACATGCTCGCATGATTATGCTTAATAAAAAGATTAAGAATGTGTTTGATATTGCAGTATCGTTATATAATGAAGGATTCAAAAACGTAGTAATGGTGGTAGGTTCAGATAGAGTTCGTGAATTTGATGTATTATTAAATAAGTACAATGGCAAAAAAGGTAAACACGGACTCTATAACTTTCAAAGAATAAACGTAGCATCAGCAGGAGCGAGAGATCCAGATGCTGATGATGTTTCAGGTATGTCAGCATCTAAAATGAGAGCTGCAGCTTCATCAAATGATTTTACACAATTTTCTCAAGGTTTACCTAAAAATGTAGCTAATGCAGAAGCAAAGAAAATTTTCAATGCTGTTCGTAAAGGCATGGGATTAAAAGAAGAGAATGAATTTAAAAGACATGTTCAACTTGAGCCCGTATCAGAAATTAGAGAAAACTATGTTAACGGTATGCTCTACAACATCGGAGATACAGTTATCAACAAAGATACTGGAGAAATCTCAGAGATTAAAAGACTCGGAGCCAACTACGTTATCATCGAAGGTAGTGGCAATACATATCGCAAATGGTTAACAGATATTGAGCATCTTAAAGAAGAAATTCCGGTGGCTTCATTTTCTGTGGCAAAAGAAGGTCTTTCTGAAGGTGCAGCATATTATAAAGGTTTGTCAAAATCAACTTCAACCGCAAGAAAAGCTCATTTCAAAAAAGGAGCATCGATGGATGATGACAACCCAGCAGCATATAAGCCAGCGCCTGGAGATGCAAGAGCTAAAACAAAACCTTCGAAGCACACAAAAAGATTTAAGCAAATGTTTGGTGAACAAGACACCCAAGTTGACATTGCGAAAAAAAGAATTGATCGTGAGAAAGAATCAGATGCGAAAAGACATGATCGCATGATGGATCGAGCAAGAATGCGAGATGTTAAAAAAGTAAATAGGACAGCAAATCCATGATGAAATTTAAAGCGTATATTGCAGAAGATGCAACGGCAGCATTAAAGAAAAAAGCAGAGAAATCTGGTATGAAACTCAGTACTTTGCGTAAAGTATATAATAGAGGTGTTGCCGCTTGGAGAACTGGTCACCGACCAGGAACCACTCCTCAACAATGGGGAATGGCAAGAGTCAATGCGTTTGCTACAAAAGGAAAAGGCACATATGGTGGTGCCGATAAAGATTTAGCGGGGAAAGCATAATGCCATTAAAAGTATCAGACGGTATGGGTGCATGGATTGATGATTTTAAAAAATCAGATGCCCCGCAATTTAAAGATAAAGATGCAAAAGAACGTCGTGATATGGCGATTGCTGCTTATATGAAAGCGAAGAATGAATCAGTTGATGAAGCAATCGATATGTCAAAAGTCGGTACCAAAGCTACTATTATGCATCCTGTTACTCGCGTTTCGAAAAAAGTTGATAAGAAAGACGTGAAAAAACATGTTGATGCTGGTTGGTTACACATGGGCCCAAAACGCAATCGTGTAACAAAAGGA